TGTGTCTCCAAAAATCCCCTCGCTTCTTGATGGAATGGGGATTCCGAAATTGAGGTCATTTGACGCACCACGCTTTATTCGTGAAGGAACAAATTCCGACACGCTAAATCCACAAGAAGCACTTTTGGCCGAAATCAATGGTGAGATGATGCCTGTTGCGAGAGCAGGACAGGGAGATGCGGTTTGGGAATTGCCCTTTATGGACGGTAAAGGAAAATTCATGGTGAATGCAAACCTCCTTGACTCTTTCGGAGCCACAGGAGAAACAGTTTCAGTGGCAAATGAAATGGGAGAACCAACAGGAACCCGCCACCGCATTCCTGTGATGATGCCACCCGAATTCACTGATTTGGGCGGCCCTTCAATCGAAACCAGCATAAAGGAATTGATGGAACGGCTCAAGAATGCTCCAAAGGACAAATCCGATATTGCTTTTGAGGAGGCCCCCGACAGCATTTACGACCAAGAATACCTCAAAATCATTCCGAATTTGAAAGACTTCAAAGACAATCCTGCAATTCTTGACCTTATGCAAACACCCAAAGGTGGTGCGGCTCCACTGCAATTACGCGTTGAAACAACAGAACATGGTGAACCCGAAGGTGATTTTGAAGGCCTTATGAATGAATTGCGTTATCTCTTAGCACCTCGCATACCCGTAGATGATGAAGAACCCGAACCGTTTGTGATTTGAGGTGAATGAATGTCGGGCCTAAACGAAGTCGCCTCAAAGGTTGATTTTGAGATGGGCCGTCGCAATTTTCAATTTTTCTTTGAGGACATCTGCGGATTTCAACTGGCCGAATTTCACAAAGAATGGTATAACAATGCAGAAGGCCACACCAAAACCTGCGTGATAGCCAGTCGTGACCACGGCAAATCCGTGTTCTTTCGATGCTATCTCCTATGGAAAATGGCTTACAATCCTGGCACTGAAGTTTTGTTCTTCTCGCACAGCCAGCACCAGTCAATTGACCACATGGCAAAAATGGACGAGTTGATTATGACGACCCCTGCTTTGGCTCATTTGAAGCCGCCGAGGGGATGGGCCAAGCAGTTGTTCAAAATGACCAACAAATCATCTATACGGGCCATGTCCGTTGGTAAGGCTGTTCGTGGGGCGCACCCTCAAATTGTGGTTCTTGACGACATCCTTTCAAGCGAAGCACCCACCCAGTTGAAGTCAATCTCAACATGGTTTTACACCGCCCTTCTCCCCGTTCTCCACCACACAGCGCAACTGTGCATCGTTGGAACGCCGTTCTCCTACACCGACCTTTATTCCGAGTTGAAGAAGTTGGACGGGTATTGCGTCAACGAATACCCCGCAATCAATGAGCGAACAGGCGATCCACTATGGCCCGAAAGGTGGTCATTGGAAGCACTGAAAACACGACGAAGTGAAATGACTTCGATTGCTTTCACCCGTGAATACCTGTGCAAACCGATAGCCAGTGAAGCAAGTTTGTTCCCCGAAGAAGTGATTGAAAACGCCAAAGACGACTCATTGGCCCTGTCATATTATCCTCAAGCCGATGAAGAGTTGTCCTATTACATCGGGTGGGATCCTGCTATCAGTGCAAACAGGAAAGCCGACTATACCTGCATGTTGGTTATTGGGATGGATGAGAAGAAACATAAGCGAATCGTGCATGTGCATCACGAGAAGGGTATGGATTTCAGCGCACAGATTGAGAAAATCATTGAGTTGAACGCACGATTCAACCCAGTTATCATTGAGTTGGAAACAAACAACTTCGCTATGGCTTTCAATCAAGTGCTGGCTGAAATCAGCGACCTTCCTATCAAACCCTTCAACACCACCCGAATGAAGAAGGAGGCACTGATTCACACTTTGCAGTTGCACTTTGAGCGCAACCATTTGTCTCTTCCTTTCAAAGACGAAGGGGCAACTCACCGCCACATGAACACCCTCATAAACGAGTTGTCCACCTTCACCATGTTGGATAATGGGCGCATGGAAAGCCTTGGTGGTCATGATGACATGGTTATGGCCTTGGCTCTTTCAGTCCAAGCAACAAAGGAATTCCGAGACAACATTTTGATTCTTGATGCCGAGACTTGGCAGAAGCGGTTGGGGTGGGCTGATGCTTAAAGAAATCAAATATCAATTCGGAGTTGAAACCTTCGAGGATGTGTTGTTAAAGATTCTTCCCAAAATAGATGACCCAGTGGTTGAGCAAAAAGAGCGTGAATTGGAAAATGCCAAGGAACAACAGAAGCAGAAGGAACAACAGCAACAAGCAGAAAAGGACTTGAAGCGTATTGCTGAAGAAGGCGACATTCAAGGGCTTGATTCTCCCGAAAGCACACTTGCCCCCGATACGCAACCTGGCGCATCCCTTGATGGGCGAGACATCACCCGCTCATGGTTTGTTGAGAATTTCGGCATGTCCAGTGATGAAATCATTGATGTGTTGAAAAAATCTCAAAGCGATTTAGGCAACGAAGCATTGACCTTGATGGCCCCATTGATCGCCGCAGAACACAAGGCGATATTGAAACACTTCTCAAGCGAGGCACTGTATGATGAGTTGCCGTTGAACGATTCCGACTATTCGATTTTGAATAAGCGCATAGAACGGTTGAGTCTGCCGTTTCGTCGTTTCTTGAAGTCTTGGCGAGAATCACAAACGGATGAAGAGAGAGAAGACGCTTACAGCCTATGGTCGCAGATGGTCAACAAATCGGAGCGCATCTCATCCCGTGAATCAGCCATTCTTGCCGAAGCCTCGCAACTTTTGATGAAGAATGGCTTGATGGATGCAAAGGGACTCATTGAAAGCGGAGTCCCCTCTACGGCTCCGAAGTTGGCAAACCTCATCAAAAGCCATGGTTGGTTGTTTGACATTGAAGTTGCAGGCAAAGGAAGAAAATCAAATCAGCGAGGTTTATTCTACGATATGAATCGTGGCTCCGCCATCATCAAAAACAGTGGTCGTTTCATCGGTTCCCTTTGGGAAGCAGATGGGCGATTAGAAGTTGATTCGCGAGGTGTCCCTCGCTTGGTTCTTCCTTTCTCATCGGTCAACGCAACGAATTATGTGGAAACATTGAAAGGTGTCATGTCTGTCAGTGCTGTCAAGGCTGAAGGCTCCTCAATCGTATTTATGGGGGACAGGGCTGTGTTGAAGGCGTGTGAAATGGCCCATGATTTCCTCAAAGAAAAGCGAGCCGCTTCAACAGTTATCCAAAAAGCGATCAAGGGTGATGAGCGAGCCATTCAATTGTTTGCGTATCAAAATTCCGTTCCTGCAAAGCAGGTGAGTCTGCTCAAAAAGTGGAAAATGACACAAGAGGATTTAATCAACGAAGTGTTGGGGGATGAATAATGGCGGATAAAAAACGCATCGACCGCCTTTTCTCCTCTATTGGAGTTGACATGGAACGGCATTCAACCCCGATGCCAACCATGCCTTTGTTTCAAACAGGCATCCAAGAGCCACCTTTGCTTCAAGGCATCACCATCCCCGCTCTCTATGCGGCGGCGTATGAATGTCTCGTGTTGCGCTCAATTCTCAATCATTTGAATGTTGAAACATTCCGTAAGGGGTGGGGCTGGAAGCCGAAATTCGTCGTGAAATGTCTTGAATGTGATGAAGAATATCAGCAACAGGTTGGGACTTGCACGAAATGTGGCGGTGGTGTTCGCAAGGCCGACCGTTCTCAAATCGAATACGCCGATGCTCTCATGGGTGCAAAGAATTCAATGCAACAAGACTTCTTGGAGGTTCTTCGTGAAATTGAAATGGACTTGGACATCGTGGATGATGCTTACATTGTTTTGACCAAGGAGTATTATGTCGATCCCAAAACCAAGAAGCCTATGTTCTTCCGCATCAAAGAAATTAGCAGGGCAGACCCAATTTTCATGCGGATTTTGGCGGATAAGCGGGGTGTGCGTGGAGGGAGCCAATACACCAGCCTTGTTGACCGTTCATTCCGAACCAGCGATAAGGATGAGAAGTGTCCAAAGACGGGTATGCCTGTCGTCCCGATTCATTTCATGAATTTGGCGGGTGTTGGCAAAGGACAGGTCTATACCGAGGGAGAAGTCGTTCATTTGAGCAAATGGTCGCCGTCGAAGTTGTATGGCCGTAGTCCTGTTGCGACGATGTGGCGACAGGTGAATACGCTCATAGCCATGGACAATTATGTTTATTCTGCGTATCAAAAGCGAAGAATGCCACGAGGCGTGATGGTCATCAAATCATCCAACCTTGAGACTGTGGAGCGCACTGCAAGGAACATCCAAGAACACCTTGAGCGTGACCCGAATTACATTCCGACAATTGGTGTAGAAACCGAGTCGGGTCGTGGCGGTATTGAATATGTCCGAATGATGGACACTTTGGAAGAGTTACAATACATCCCGATGAAAGACGATATTCGCCAGCGCATTTCGGCGTTTTATGGCGTGTCAAATGTGTTTATGAATGATGTATCGGGCGGTGGTTTGAACAACGAAGGAATGCAAATCGTTGTGAGCAACCGTTCAATTTCATACGCACAGTCAATCTTCAATCGGGTTTTGTTCCCCGTGTTGATGGAGGCGTTTTCAATCACCGAATGGCACTTGCGCTTGAACCCGCATGAGGAAGAGGACGAAATCATGAACATGCGACGGGATGAGATGGCAATCCGAAACATGATTCAAATGAAACAGGCTGGCTTTGAAGCAAACCTGCGCGACGGTATAGACGATGAAATCCTCCACTTTGACTTCCGCCAGCCATCGGATGAAGAAATCGCACAGCAACAGCAGGAGGCGCAGGCGGCACAGCAAGGCACAGGCGGCGGAGAACAGGTGCAAAAGGGAGACAGGGATTTGAGGCAAAGCCGAGGTTCTATGCCCCTTGCCGATTCGCTGGTGGGCGTTCAAGGTTCGGATATTCCACCCTTGAGGTCGATTAGCGATAACAGCGACAAAGAGCGCAACAGCGCAGGACAGTCACCAACTCATGTTCAACGAAACGAAGGAATGGCCGCAGGGACGGACAAAAAAACCGATAAACGGCGTTTTGAATCTCCCGAAGAAAGGATGGCTGAACATCGAATCAATGAGGCCTTAAAACGAAAAGGCTTGAACGACCGTGGCGCATGATTAAAATATGACATACGGGGTGGAACAGGACATGACCGATTCGGATGCTTTCGACCTAATCAGCAAAATGGATCCCATGGCACGACGAGCATTGGCTTCTCTTGAGGCAGTGCAGGCGGCCATCAAAACCAATGATAAGACCACCATTGGAAAGCACTTGATGGATGCGGAAAACGCAATTCAGCACTTGAAATCGGACTTGGACTTGGCCGACCGACTCTCTAAAATGATGTCGGGCAATTCAATGCCTGCGGCAGAAACACGAATGGGCGTTCTTGCTCAATATGACAACACCGCTTCCGACTACAAAGGCACTGAAGGGGCTATCGCTTTGGGTGTGAGCAGGGCAGGTCGAGCAACTGGATTCTACACCCCTCATCGGGTGGTTTGATGGCTTGGCGTGGTAGTCCTTCAATGGCAGAACGCCTCAAGGCACTTCAAGTGCGCGATAGCCTCATTACGAAGCAAGACCCAACAACTGCCGTAAGCACTGCTCCGATTGCTCAATTGTTTAACGACATTGACCGAACCGTGTCCGACCTTACCACCAAAATGAACAGTCTTATTCACCTCCTTGATGACCAGCGCGCCGCAGGAATTGATGAACAAACCTTGGTTGGCCTTCAAATGGACATGAAGCAATTGGAAATGGCAACTCTTTCAATCAAAGAACCACTTAGCATGATAAAAACAAAACACGCTTCTTTGGTTCAAATGCAACCACTTGGCCCAATGTCGGGCGCACCCGACCCCATGATGGCTTCACAGCAACAGCAATCACCAATGAACATGCCCACTGATATGTCGGGTGGAATGGCAGGAGGAATGTGATATGTCCGATGAAGCCGAAAACATGGAATTGATGAAGGAGATGGTCGAACAAATCAAATCTCTTAACGCTCGCATTGATGTGTTGGAGCGTGAGAGGTCGGTCATGCAAAAGGCAGTTGAAGATCCCGAAGTGCTTCTCAAGCGTTGGGGTTGGCAGAAATTTACCACGCCTCATGCTGATGAAACCTTTGACCCATTGAACCGAAACATTCCCGACATTAACTCCGTTGGCCCCTTTTCGGGCAGTGGAGAATTATTCCGAAAATCCCGTTCCGAGGAATTGGAAGAATGGAAGGATGCTGAAAGGGCGGTGAATGGATAATGCCACAGTGGTTTGACCCAATGAAGGAATCTCATGAAGGGCGTTTGCTCGCTCAAGTGCTTGCTCTTGAAAAGCAACTCAAGGGTGAAGACAAGTTGGACGAGAGCAAAGCCGACCGTAACAAAGACGGCGAAATCAGCAGTTGGGAGCGTAAGGTCGGAGAAGCCATCGAAGCCAACACGAAAGGATGCCCACATGTTCGCTTCGGCAAAGAACCTTGTGATAAATGCAAAAAAAATGAATTGAAAAAAGAAGAGGACGAAAAGACCCTTTGTGGCCGATGCAAAGTTGCACAGGCACTTGGAGGAATTGGCGGTGGTTCCTCTCCTTCAATGCACCGTGGAAGCACATCTTGTCCCCCTCACTGCATTAACGCAAAAGATACCAAAAAGGGTTTTGACACCACTTCTCAAATCCTTTCCGACATGGGCATCGTGAAATACGAAGTGGAAGGCAACCTCCAAAACGGGGTTCCTCAATTCATGGATGTCGCAGGTGGTGAACCGACT